TACCACTATTGGCAAATGTTGTTTACGATATACACTACGCTGGAACTGGTGTTTCTCCTCAACATAATTATCCATATCATGACCCGTTAACACGCGGAGATGTCGTATTTGTAAAGACAGACATTCTTCAATGGTTTTTAGACAATCGCAAAGTGGATGTTCCGATAACACTGGTTACAGGTGTATCGGATAAGTCCCCAAGTCCATCTGAGTGTGAACGTATTCTTTCTAATCCAAACATTGTACGATGGATTGGGTGTAATATTCTAGTCTCACATCCAAAGGTGATTCAAGTGCCTATTGGCTTTGGAGAGGTAGAACGCATCAATGGAAAGTATACTCAACTATTGGAGTTACAGTCTGAACGTATTCCGTGGGAAGATAAGAGTGACACTCTATGCGTCCCATGGCATGGTCCAACTAACTCTTCAAGAACGATTGAGCCTACACTTCCCAAGCTGGAGTTTGATGACTATATGCGCGAACTTTCTAAACATAAGTTTGTGATTTGCCAAGCAGGAAATGGTGTGGATACGCATCGTGTGTGTGAAGTTCTGTTAATGGGTTCTGTTCCTGTAGTTGAGCATTCTGGATTGGACACTCTGTATTCTCAATGGCCTGTTTTACTGGTCGATTCGCTTTTGGAGGTGGATAGGAACGGTTTCGTTTGGGATGAAGCAAAGTATCAAACGTTTTTGGACACAATCTGGCTACGGGACGGATTTAAACAACGAGTTCTTAACTGAAGCATGCGAACTGCAGTTGTATTTGGGGCAGGAGGGTTTATTGGTAGTCATTTGGTAACTGCGTTACGAAAGTCCGGACGAGTTGTGTATGGTGTTGATAGGCATCATCCTCGTTTTGGTAAAACAGATGCATCAGAGTTCTTCATTCGTGATCTTCGTAGTGATCTTTCTGAGCTTCCGCCTGCAGATGAAGTCTATCAACTCTGTGCGTTTCTAGGGGGTGCTGGGATCATTGATGGAAAGCTATATGATGCTGACATTTTTACGAACAATATGTCTGTCAACTTATCGGTGATCGAGTATTGTCGGAAGAAGGGTGTCAAACGTATTTTCTTTTCATCCTCTGCATGTGTGTATAGAGAAGGGTGTGTTGATCCAATAAACACATACGGCTGGGAAAAACTTGCAGCAGAACAGTTATACAGTGCGTTTGCACGACAATATGGAGTAGAAGTGAGAATAGGGCGTCTCTTCAACATCTATGGATCAAATCAAGAGTTTCGAGGAGGACGGGAACGTGTTCTTTCTGCACTCTGTAGAAAGGTTATACAGTCCGATTCATCACTTGAAGTGTTAGGAAATGGAAAACAACTACGGACGTTTTTACATGTTGAAGACTGTGTTCGTGCAATCCAACTACTTATGGAATCGAATGTATCAACGCCCATAAATATCGGTTCATCACGATTGGTATCGATTACAGAGTTAGCAGAGTTGATTCTAAAACATTCCAATAAGAACCTTACACTCGTGTATTCGGAAATGTCTAATACGCAAAATGTTCGAGCCTGTGATACACAGCTTCTCAAACAGTTAGGTTGGAATGAAACGATCACGCTCGAAGAAGGAGTAGCTCAAACCTATGGCTGGATTGCCAAATCATGCTCTACCATTTCTTGAACTAACTTTTGAAACGTATAGTTTGGAGTCCAGTGTAACTCTGTCATTGCTTTTGTTGGATCTCCTAATAACAGGTCCACTTCAGCAGGACGATAAAACTCAGAGGATACTCGAACGACAACTCGTCCAGTCTCGTCTACGCCAACTTCATCCATACCCTCTCCCTTCCAAGTTATCTTCATTCCAACGGAAGCAAATGCAGTTTCTACAAGTTCACGAACACTATGGGTCTTACCACTACTAATAACCCAATCGTCCGGAACTGGATGTTGTAATATTCTCCACATCGCCTCTACGTAATCTGCAGCATGCCCCCAATCACGCATTGCGTTTAGGTTTCCAAGAACGATCGCAGTATTACTTCCTCTTGCTATCTGTGCAACACCTCGTGTAACCTTTCGTGTTACAAATAGTTCACTTCGTCGCGGTGATTCATGATTAAAGAGAATGCCATTTGAAATGAACATCCCGTAACTCTCTCGATAGTTCTTACTCAGCCAAAATGCATACACCTTGGTAATACCGTATGGAGACCGAGGGTAAAAGGGCGTTGTTTCCGTTTGAGGTGTTTCCATAACCTTTCCATACATCTCACTGCTCGAAGCCTGGTAAATACGTAGTTTGTCTTTTAGTGAAGACATTCGAAGTGACTCGAGTAGTTTTACAACACCGATGCAGTTATGGTAGGTTGTCATTTCAGGCATATCAAATGACAGCTTGACAAAGGACTGAGCAGCTAGATTGTATACCTCAACTCGTTCAGCATTCAAACTCTCAATATACCGTACAATCGATTGTACAGAGGTTGCATCTGTAATATCTCCTGTTCGGAGAGTTAGTTTTTGGTTGTCTAATAAGTGTCGTATACGCATCGTTTCTTGCAAGTGACTTGTATGCCGTACGATCCCTATCACATGGTATCCTTTTGAAAGAAGAAGCTCGGCAAGGTAAGAACCATCTTGTCCTGTGATTCCGGTAACTAATGCAACGTTGGACATGATTATACAGTGAGAGCATCGCATAAATCCTTTCGTTCGGCTTCCGTTAAGTCTGGATGATTTGGCATATAAAATGCACACTCATGAAGCAAGTCTGCGTTTGGAAGGATTCGACCGTCGTGAAGGTCTTTGAAAAACGGCTGGTGTGCCATGTTTCCGGCAACAAGTGGACGTATTTCAATACCAAGTCTCTGACATTGTCCAATACAACGATCACGAATCTCAGGGGTTCTGCACACAACAGGGATTGCAAAAGCCGGTGTGTCTTGATCTGGAAGATACACATCCTTTGAAGAGTTGAGACTCTCTCGTATGTATCTATAGTTTGCACGACGTATCGAGTTCGCGGAATCTATTTGTTTTAGTTGGTGTTGTCCAAGAACACCTTGAAGTTCCATTGGACGAACGTTGTAGCCTAATGTATAGAACGTATAAGGTGCAAAAAAATCAGTAACGTTCCACTTCTCACGCAATGATAACTGAACATCTCGATGTACGTTTCGGTCCCACCCATGAGCACGGACCATTCGAATCATTGTGTTTAGTTCGGAATCGTCGGTGACAATCATACCTCCTTCTATAGTCGACATATGATGACCTACAAATGTTGAAAAGGTTGCAGCAACTCCAAAGTTCCCAAGACGAACTCCAGTATTCCTTGCCCCTAAAGACTCACATGTGTCTTCAACTAGTAAGATGTTCTTGTCATTACAATACGATTGAATAAGGGTAACGTCACTTGAAAATCCCAGTAAATGTGTTATAAATAAACATCGGATCTCAGGTGCGTTCTGTAAGGTTTCAGCAGAAACATTGAGTGTTTTTGAATCAACATCAATCAACACAGGAATACATCCTAGCTGAACAATAGGCATTACATTCGTTGCCCACGTTACTGCAGAAACACCGATTTTATCACCTTTCTGAAGTCTTCCGAGGTTCAACAATGATTGTAAAAGCACTAAGTTTGCAGAGCTTCCGCTATTGACCATTGTACAAAACGTTCGACCTTGCCATCCTGCAAACTGACTTTCAAATCTCAACACCTCTTCTCCCATACTTAACTTTGAAGCCTGTTGTATGAATGAACATAGTGTTGTCTTAGCATCCTCTTCATCTAAAAAGGTGTGTCGCATCAATGGAATCGGCATTATCAAGTATACATGGGTATGTTAAAACTTCTTCTGAACAAACACCTGAGACTCACGTTGACCCAGAACAATGATTCGCTTATGATAACCATTTAGGAAACCATCAATCCCTCGTTTTGTTAAGTCAGGACCGCCCCAACCATAGTCATCAAAAATGAGACGTCCTCCAACTTTAAGCTTACGAAATGCTAACACAGCATCTTCGAGAACATATTCGGGTTCATGGTTTCCGTCAATGTAGATAATATCAAATGAGTTGTCTTCCAGTGTTGGAAGTACTTCGTGTGAATACCCTCGTTTGACAGTGACTCGTTCGCTAAGACCACAGGCTTCCATGTTTTGAGTGAATGCGTTGTAGATTGACATTTGTTCACCTTTGTATTCGGGATAGTCTACATAGTCTGTCCATGGATCAATCGCGATTAATGTAGACTCTGGATGTAGTCCGTAGGTTTCAGCTACACTCACCATATTTGCACCATAAAACGCACCTACTTCTGCATAGCGTATAGGTTTATTAGGATCTGGCGTTACATACGGAAACCAGTTATTAGCAAGTCTATATGCAACTCCTTTAAAGTTTGGGTTCAGTGTATACATTTATACTCCAAACGGAAGTGAATCCACATAGTCTACCGCACATGAGCCAGTTCGAGACACGTGACGATTATGACGGTATCCAAACGATGTGTCATTATACACTTTCATTCCGATAAACAATGCAAGAACGTATATCATCATTCCATGAATGTTTGCATCCATCCATCCCTTCTGTAGAATGCCATTGGAATCTTCTACTGCAGTTAAATATCTCTGAATAAATGGATTGTTCCAGAATCGGAAGCTTGATATATGGAAGTTGTTATACGGCGCAAGTCCAGAATAAACATCACCCTTCATAAAATACTTCTTGCGTAGTTCCTTCTTAAGTGTATCTACTATAGGTTCATCATATCCTTCACTGCGGATGAAATCAAGTGTAAACTCGAAGAGAGACTGTTGATCTTGTGTGTCTTCAAACACTGATCGAAACACATAGTCATGTTTAAGAAGTACATCCTTAACATATTGCTCTGTTAGCATCGGTGCCTGAAAGAAGGAATCGTCGTCTAATCGCATGTAATGTGAATACTCTTTTAACCGAGGATGTTGTTGAACAACACCACTAAAAAACCTACACATCATCAGATAACCATAGGGTCGACGAAGATTTCTATTAACAACGTCTTCCTTACCTGAAAAATCGACTTGAATAAACTCTGTTACACCTGGTAATCGAGCCTTTTCAGTATCTTCATAGTCCTCATGGAATACGAAGATGTCTGTAGCTGGAAATAGCGAACGAGTGATCTTAAGTGATCCTTCTATCAGTTCTAAACGAGATGCTTGAGTGGGATCATCATATATATGGAATGCCTTTGGAGATGCAAGATAGAGTATACAAAAACTCATATTTGTTTGTTTATCCCGTAACTGTTTTTGGGTTTCCAAACACAGTGGTGGGTTTCCCCTTGTTACTATTTTATGTTATACTACGTTTAGTTGGAGTATGCGAGACCGCCCATGCCTGACATAACTCGGAGAACGTTGTAGTTAACTGCATAGACGCGGACTTGAGCAGTGCGGCCAGAGCGAACTGTGTTGACTGACACAGTGAGCTGAAGGGTTGCCTTGTCGATACGGGAGAAGTTGCAGGTGCCGGATGGCTGGTGCTCCTCTGGCTTGAGTGCGAAGGAGTAGACGTTGATACCAGGCGCTGGGGTGCGGCTGTGGTGTTGGTAAGGTTGAACACGGTCGAAGTATCGGCCCTCGCGCTCTGTGAATCGGTCCTGGCCGTTGAGCTGGAGCTTGGCAACCTCGACTGGGTTCTTGCCAGAGCACTTGACGCCTGAATCGAGGATAACCTTGGCAAGGAGGTAGTTGGTTGTGGCTGCAAAGACCTCTTCGCCTTGATCGGAACCAGAGTCCAACCATGAGGCACCTCCAAGAGAAGGACCGAAGGCAATACCGAGACCTGGGAGGTAAGGACCAGAAGGACCGTCGCCAGCAGTTGTGGGGATAGCCTGGTTGGCAGTCTGGTTGCTGGTGTTACCGAGGGAACCACGGGCAAGGACATCCATGACGATACCCTCCGTGGTGAAGTCATCTGTGTAGTTGAATGGCTGGCATCCATTGACCTCTGAGATGAAGTTCTGGTTGGGTGTGCAATCCACGAATGAATCTCGTTGAACAACCCAGACAAGCTCCTTCACTGGGTGGTTGAAGTTGAGCTGGATCTTGTTGGAGGAGGAGGTGATGGACTCAGCACCAGTGAACTGGAGTTGCTCAATCAAATACTCATGTGTCTGCTGGGCGAATCGTCGTCGCTCCTCAGTGTCCAAGTAGACGTAGTCAATGTAGAGGGAGGCAGCAGTCAAGGACTGGATTGCAGTAGAGACTGCACCTGCACCTGTAAGCTCATAGTAGGTGCAGTTGATCCATTGCTCGAACTCAACATTGATGCGGACCTCGTGGTATTGGAGGGCAATCAATGGAATAGCAAGACCTGGGTTTCTGCAGAACCAGAACTGGAGAGGGATGTAGAGGGTCTTGGCAGGTGTTCCGGCACGGGGAGCGCAGGAGTTGGTGAGTTCAGCACCCGCGCAAGAGGCATCCAAGGCATAACCACGTCGGTCCTTGACAAGGACGAGGTCGTGGGTGTTACCGATCATGTCGTCGAGGGCTGCAACGGTACCTGCATCCTGGGAGAGCTGGGTCCAGATTTGGAGCCAGTCGCCATATTGTCGGTCAATGCGCTGACCTCCAATCTCGAGCTCAATGACCTTGAGCAATCGGTGACCGATGTAGTTGAGCCATCGGAATCGGTTCAAGTTGGTGGAACCGGCTGTGAGGTCGACTGCTGGGAGAACGACCTGGACGTATGTTCGGTACATCAAGTCGGCGTTACGGTTGATGACTGCTGTAACACGCTTGTTGAAGTCGGCTTGGCCGTTGAAGGTGACTTCAATGGATTCCATGGCGAAGTTTGTATGACGCTTGTAAAGCACCTTCCAGAAGGTAATCTGGGGATTACCTGAAATATAGATATCCTGTGCGCCATAGCTGACAAGTTGTAAAAGACCACCTCCCATGTTGTTATGTTCCAAAGCAAGAAAGTTTTTTTCAGGAACGTTGTAGGAAAAAAGGGGGTTTAAGGGACGCCTCGGCTAAACACCTATGGACGAAGACCAAGCCTTAGCACTTGGTATCGCAGTGACAGTTACGTTAACAGGGTTGTGCTGTATGGCGTGTGGACTACATAGGATGTTCATTCAAGAGCGAATCATTGAAGACTCTACATCCCTCCTAGGATGAGACTTTCAGGATGAACACGACTCTTTAAGAAATGGACCCATTTGGAATCGGCACGATTGTTGGAATCTTAGTAGTAGGAGGATTCCTTGTGTATCTATATCGGAGAGATATGCATCGTTACAATGCGAAGATGTCTAAATCACCCTCTAGTGAAGGTTTGAATACAATGGCCCAGACGGAAGACCCTGCATAAACTATTGTAATACCATTCGAGGAACAATGTGCATCGCTTCTAACTCCTGCATCCAGAGCTTCATTGCATAGGGGATGGTTTTCATAATGAACTCTGTCTTGTTGCCACAGGTTCCACACGAGTAAATCATCTCTTCTTCATTTACCACTGCAAGTGTTCCACAGGTCTTACAGATACCGGTTGGAAACGGGTCAGATACATCCATTAAGCGTTCCTTCGTGAATGCCGCGGCACCGTGGCTCAGTAAGCAATCGCGTTCCATCTCACCCACACGAAGACCTCCATCTCGACTGCGTCCCTCACACGGTTGTCGTGTCAAACTCACAATCGGTCCCTTACCTCGACTGTGCTTCTTATCAATCACCATGTGCTTCAATCGCTGATAGAAGGTAGGTCCCATGAAGATTTCAGCCTGCATCATTTCTCCAGTCTGTCCGTTGTAGAGAATCTCATTGCCGTAGGGATGCAGTCCCAACTCCAGCATGTGTTTACGCAAGTCTTCTACCTTCAAGTGACTATATGGAGTTCCATCACCGAGTGTGCCTTTACGCACACCGACCTTTCCAAAGATGTTTTCCATCAACTGCGCAATCGTCATACGAGACGGAACTGCGTGAGGGTTCATAATCAAGTCGGGTCGTAATCCAGACGCAGTGAAGGGCATGTCTTCTTCGTCCAACAACATTCCAACCGTTCCCTTCTGTCCGTGTCGAGAGGAGAACTTGTCTCCAATCTGTGGCACACGTTCAGAGACCACACGCACTTTGATGAACGGATAGCCATCACTGTTCTTGTCTTGCCACACTCCATCGATACGGCACGGTTCTGTGTTCTTGTGTGTAGTACTTGCGTCACGATAGGTGTAGCCCGCAGTATCGTTACGCAGATTCACAACCTTTCCAATCACTACATCGTTCTCTTGAAGCGTCGAGTGTAAGATGGGAATGCCATTGTCTCCGACTGCATCGTAACTTGTAGTCTTGTATTTGCGAGTGTTGTGTCGCATAGGTTTCATGAACTTTTCCTCTCGACCCGAGGTTACATTACGGTGCTCTTCGTCCTTGTACATTGTGTAGTAGAGTCCACGCATGAACCCACGATTGACTGAACTTCGGTTCATGATAATCGAATCCTCCTGATTGTATCCGCCATAGCACGCAATCGCGACAATCGCATTCATTCCATACGGCATCTCGTGCATCTTCAAGATGTTCATCGCACGTGTCTCGACCAACGGACGAGTCAAACTACATAAGAGGTAGCCGTTCTTATCGAGTCGTTTCGCATAGTTTCCAGCATAGACGCACATCGACTGCTTACCCATCGCAGACTGATAGGTGTTTCGTGGAGACTGATTGTGGTCCGACAAAGGAATGCTGCTTGCCATATGACCGACAATCAAGCTAGGGTGAATCTCGTAGTGCGTATGTTGTGGTGTTGCGTGGTCTTTGGAAATCGCAATGTGAAGTGTCTCGGTTTCCGACGCATCAATGTATTCGATACAACTCTTCATCCACGTCGTCCAATCCGCACCCACAGCAGGCCACGCACAGCCTCGACGGAACACAGGTCGCACCAGTCGTCCTGCGTCGGTCTCAATCATGATGGTATTGAGAAGCGTATACCATGCGATGGATGTGTGTGGATGTAATCGGAAGGAATGCTTAGCCGTTCGTAAGCGTTTCACCAGTGTATCGGGTGTTGAAGTGTAACCGATAATGACTCCATTCAAGGTCACAGCAGTGCCTTCGTAGACATGGGGTGTATCAATCCAGGTCAAGTTTCCATGGTCTTGAAGGAAGTGAAGCAGTGTATTGGTTGGAATGTGTTGAGACACCGAAGTCAACAAACTCATGTTCTTCACAATCCCCACCGAATGACCTTCTGGGGTCTCGACTGGACACACGAATCCCCACGAGGTGCCGTGAAGTTTACGAGGGGCCAACAACTTACCAGATTTCTCCACAGGTGTTTGAATACGACGCAAGTGACTCAATGTGCTGGTGTATGACATGCGAGCCAACACTTGTGAGACACCGACTTTGGTCGCATTCGATAAGCTGGTGCTACTACTGGTTCCAAGACCTTGAACCGTAAAGTTACCGGTAGCCAATGCTTGCTTCAACTTGCCTTCTATGGTCGATAACTTCAAGATTTTGTACAGATTGTTGATGTTGAGAATCTCCATCGGTTTAGGACCTTCTTCTCCCTTCTTCCAGCTATCATTGTTGACTTCTTGTACGAACTCGTTACGCGTATCATTGCACACCTTCTGGAAGAGTTGTCGAAACAAATGGGTCAACAAGGCGCCGGTTGTAACGACTCGCTTGTTCGGATACGCATCTCGGTCATCCAATGCAATGGACTTCTGGTCGGTCAAGATGAGTCGACGAATCATGCTTGCAGCCAACATACACTTGCGGGCATTCAACACACCGAGAGGTGCGTTCTCGCCGATAAAGCGGACATGGGGTAAGAACTCACTTCCCAAGAGTTGTCGGACATACGCACACTTATCCTCTTGATTGGTTCCGTACTGAAGGTGGTTGGAGAGATAGGAGACAGCTTCGTCTTGACTGAACACTCCGATTTCAGAGCAGTCGCGAAAGGACGCAGACAAGAGTTCAATGTGTGGGTCCTCAAGTGATTCCCAGACTAACTTTGCAATGTCGGCATCGGATGTCACACCCAAGGCACGGAAGAAGACCATCACTGGAATGTCTTCACGGAATCGAGGCACACATGCAAGTAGAGGGTATCCAAATCCATTGAACTTGCTGGACAGACGAATCTCCAACTTCTTGGGTGGCATGGTGAAGCTCTCGTGAAGCGACTTCATTTCCACCGAGTAGGAGTGTTTAGAAGAGGTCTTCTTGGACTGGAAGACCATGATACGATTATCGGCTACCTTCTCTTGGCATAGAATGGTTCGTTCAGAGC